GTTGGCCAGTATACGGTCTGAACGCTGCGCAACCCATACTACCTGAGTACACAGATTCTTCATGAGTAAAGCAAGATCGTTACTAGATCCATACTGACCATTAGCCGAAACCATATCAATCTGCTTGATAATGAAAGAGTGTTCGGTCTGATTAATGTGGGCTAACTCAGCATCATTTAGGAAAATATAATTCGCTTCAATGAACGGATTGAGGTTCCAGTACATAAGTGTAGGATTCGAAGGCGCTGGGGGGATAGCGTATGTTGGCGGCGACAGGAAATTATTCATCGTCATCAGTGAATCGCTTGAATCAGGAGCAATACGCTTCCCAAAATTCGGGTTTACCTGACCATTAATTCTTTCACGGATATCGCGGATCGTGAATAGTTCGTACATGTTCGCAAGTTCAACGACAATTTCAACAATGGAGTTCTGGAGTGCTCCTAGAGGCAGAGCCGCACCTACATTCTCACAGAACCAAAAATGGAGAGGAACGTTCAGGACGCGGCCGTAAATTGACGGCTCGGCTGAGTCTGCCATGGTTGATATTGAATGAGGATACTGGTTCATACGATCGTATGCATTCGCCGGATCATACATTTCTGGCAAGTTACCTACCATCTGGCTTACCATCGCCTTCTTGTTAGCATCAAAATTTAGATCAGCGTACAATTTCATCCATTCACCGGTATGGCGCACAATCTCTTGGCCGTTAATTAGGATAGAAGCATGGTTGATCATATTGTATCCAATATTTCGAATCCACTGGAACTCGTATCCAATAGCCTGAGAATTTGAATTTAAATTTGCGTTAGCACCCTGTGTAACAGGATAGACTGGAGAATAAATGTTTGGAAGAGTCATCACGACATAACAATCATTGACTAATTGAGCGATTTGGTCAACCGTTGCTCTGAGAGTCAATGATCCCGATGCAGGAATTCTTAAATTTGTGGTCTTGAACACTAACTCAAACTGTTCCATTGCAAAATCTGTGTGGCGCTTATACACCGACCTAAAATGAGTGAACGATGGGTTCCCACATACTAGTTGATCTTGTGCACCTCTATTGACGAGCTGAATTAAACCTCCAGACATCCTTACTTATTTACTGAATAGTTTTATGTCTATATACTCCGCATTTGATGCATCCGGTACGGTCTACATTCAGACTTACGGTCGTGCAATTACATAGGCGGGTGAGTTTCAGATTCTTGGCATTCGTGTTATTAGCATGTGTTGTTGACACAATGTAGTCCGCATTCTGCGACGCCTTGAAGTCTAACCACTGACCGTTCGTGCGCCGGATACGACTGCCACCTGTATGACGAGGAACCAGCATGGGAACCGAATGTGGTGTCTGTGACGTCGTAGGAATATTCACGTCAGTATTCGCTGCAATATCGGTAGCATACGTTTTAGCTCCCTTCAGACGCATTAAGCGAGTCCAGTCGGCAGCAGATAACCCGCGCGTTCCTGCTTGGTTATTTGATGAAGTCCTAGGATGGGCGACTGTCGCCATTTATACAACATGCGGGAAAAAGGTTATAGCGTTGGGTCCACTACGTGACCCTATCTGGAACAAACGCTGATTATCCTGGAATGCAGAGTAGTCAAAGATCTCGTTCGTCTTAGGGTCTAGAATCATTACCATTCCTTTCACTTTAATGATTTGGAGCTTACGTCTTTTCGGTATTAAGTTACGCCTATAAAGAGTATCCTTTTCATCATTCAAGTACGATGGACGGTAGGCAAGATCTTCCGCGGTGACCGATGTGTCGAAACGCATACATTGGATTACCGGCTGTTCTTTGGAATGTAATTTACGATGAATCTCACAATCTACTGCAGCCTGTTTGAGGATCGTGGAAATTCCTTTAATAATCTTACCTTTTTTGTACGACATATCGTACAGAACCTCGTCGGAGCTCAAGAAAGCCTCTATCGGTTCGTTTCCTTCGTACCGTTTGGTAGTAGTATCATTACGACGAATCTGGGTAATATTAGGTCCTTCCTGATCCTTGAGCTGTTTCGCTGAGAATACGGACATGTAGAGTTTCACTGTAACGTTACGTTGGTCTTCTGGCAACGATGAATGTGAGTTTACGCGGATGGCACGACCAATCACTTGCTCAATACGTGCAGGGTTCCAATAAGGTTCCATGATGTACACGTTCCGAACGTTTTTTAAGGTAATACCTTCAGCTGCTGCCTTAGTTCCCATCATAATACATAACTTGCGCTCTTTCAACGAATCTTTCAGTGACGACGGTAACTTTTCGGTTTCTCCATTAAACACTAGACGCGCCATCTCACGTTCGTCTTCATCTTCATCGCCAGTATATGAAGCGTACGCTGGTACTCCCTTCTCCATCTCGCCTTCACGCCACTGCCCTCCTTCCTTCTTCAATTTGTACGGCTGGAACCCGTTATGATTCAGAATTAATTTAAAGAGTCCAAGACCTTCTAACGACTTGTACTCGGAATACACGAACTGATTATTGAAGTCGCCATCTTTTCCTACTGTAGACTTCAGATCTTTCAGCATCTGAGCCATTTTCGGAGAGAAGTTAGGAAGCGCTTTAGGTGTTAGGAAACGTTCAGGTTCCGCATCTATTTTTTTCAAAATTTCCAGCTTATCTTCAGGAATAGGTTTGCCACGTAATGAATATTCGGTTTCGCCTTCTTCTGACATCTTATACTTGAATTCGGGAGGGACCGCAAAATTACATACTAGACGCGACGTCATACGGTAAGAACCAAGCTCGTCGTTTAGGGAAGGATTACGGTTCTTCTTAGCTTCACGATCAATTTCAATTTTGCGGGCTTCTAAGTACCGCAAGTACTGTTCGTCGGACATCTCAATTTTCTGCAGGGTCTTGTCTTCATCCAGACGCTTTGGAATCAATTTCTCGTCAGCGCCCTTGTAGTAAGACACAAGACCCTGAATACGACGCCCAAGTAACAAAGCATTCTTGATATTCAAGCCGTCTACAAACGTCTTCATAAAATCTTCATACTCGGTCGGCAAACACTCCAGGTTCTCTACACCCATCTTGTCTTCGCCCAGAAGCTCTACTCCCGCAAACTTATTTTCGAACTCGGTCTTCCATTCCGACGCCCATTTCTTGATATCCGGTTCCTGCTTGAATTCTTTAGAATACTTCACGGCAATCCGATCTCCCTTATCGTTGTACACGCTCTCGAAATAAGGAGGGTTGCGGGTAAGTTTCAGTTCGTGTTTTACGGAATTGTACTCTATCGTATCCACATCCTTTTGTTGCCTGAAAAAGGCAGTCATCAGTGCTTCGTCCCATGTCATTGCAGACTTGGTGGGAACCGTGACTCGCTCAATAGGTCCGCGCAAAAGATTCATTAGAAACGCAATTTCCTGGGGACGGTTGATTGTGGGAGTACCAGACAAAGCCACGACCTTACAGTTCTGGGCTTTATAAATCATATCGTACAACTTACGTTTCAGCTCGCTTTCGTTGATCACCGCACCAATTAAGTTATGGGCTTCTTCAACGATCACAACTGAGTCATCGAACATGTGGGGAGAATGAAGAATACGATCAACATTAGATTCCAGAATGCCGTTATAGTTAATGAACGTGAACCTCGAATTTATTAGATCATCAATTTGGGCATCAATGCCTTTCTGCTGGTCTAGCGACAGCGTCCGGAAATTCGGGGCTGCACCCTGAACGGTCATAAAGTACCGTCCATTTTTGTCCAAGTACTCTTCAGAAATACCCATGGATTTCGCAGTATCCCGATCCTCTTCTGTCCGAACCTTCTTCTCCTCCCAATGGCTGTCTTTCTTGTACACCGGATCGCCACACGACCGGATCTCGCCAATAAAGTTCGCTTTGAGTGATGCTGGAAGTAAGACAAACACTTTCTTATTGGTCATCAAGGACTCGGCGACCGCGATAGCCGAACACGTCTTTCCTGAACCGAGGCCGTGGTATACAAGTAGACCCCGGTACGGAGTTTCAATTAAGAGGTAGTCCCTGACAAGTTTCTGGTAAGGGTACAGTTCTCCAGGCTTACCGTCTGTTCCTTCCATGTCTTTCTGACGGTACTTCAAAAAGATTCGGGTTATGGAATCTACGAACGCCTTGCGATTAGGCAAAACGTAGGACATTCTCACTTAATTTTACAACCGAAATGATAATGGAAGAGGTTGTCCGCAAGAATCCCAAATTATGGACTGTCGCAATTTACCTTTTCTACGTCGCAGGGTTTCTCTATGTAAAGCCAGCTGTGGCTTTTGATAGACAAGGAAATATCCGTCCCTTTGGAGTTGGAAAGAAGGAGTCTACAGTGTTTCCAGTCTGGATATGGATACTGGGTTTGGCGGTCGCTGCATACTTGACCGTGGTTTATATTCTGGACTTTGATTTCTAAGCAGATTTAGGAGGAGTTGCAGCATTCTTAGCCTCCTTTTGCTGTTTCTTGCTCAGTTTATCCATCAGTTTGGACTTGAAACTTGCCATTTCGTCAGCTGATGCGACACATGTTTTCGTGGACGCGTCATTGAATGCCCATACGATCATGGGCCATAAGAAAATAAGAAGAATGTGTCCCAGTGCTACCCGAGTATTCATAGGTTCTTCAATCCCGAAACTTGTATAAAAATCAACAAACGGACGACGCAGGAACTCAAAGTACGAAGATAAAAAGAAGGCTAGCGACGGAACTGCCGCAGCAATCGCTCCAGACTTGAACGATGCTGCTGTATCTATCTTTTCACACGTAGCGTACGTACTCGCCATAAGAATCGCAGAAGTTCCTACAGTAAACCCTCCAAACACTCCGGCTGCTGAAAGAATGGTGTTCATTGTTATTACTATTACAGACTTTGATGTGTGGCAATCAGACGTTCAACTTGCCCCATAAGAGTCAGACGTTCAGTATAATGCGGTCGGATCACAGATTTGCATTCTGATAACGATTTCCAATCAACTTCCGAAATCTCTTTGCTCTGCATGAATGTGAGTTTCTGCTTCAAGTTCACGATCTTGGAATCTTTCAACATAGCCACAAAGTAGATGTGGCGGTACATGATATTGTTGGTACCTTTAAAGGTTTCTGTGAACTTCAAGGTTTCATGTAAAGTATACGCTTCAGGAGGAATGTTTGTTTCTTCGAAGAACTCGCGTACAGCGCAGGTAGAATCAGATTCTCCTCTGGCTCTCCTGCCTTTTGGGAACCCCCATTCTGGCTCAGAATACTTTGATCGGTTACGTGTAGTGAGATCAACCCTGTCTAGTTGGTAGTATTTAGATTTCGAAATCTCGTACTCTGCCGAATGCGTATCGCGTCCCTGTCCCCACAGTTTGGTCCACAAGGTATCAAACTCTTCGGCTACAATCAGTTTCTGTTCAGGCAAGGTCATATTTCCAATGAGGCGTTCAAGGTACTCCGTATCTCCCAACTCGTACTTTCCTCGAATAAATTCCATGTATGCCATAGAATCTTTGCGTTTCACCATCAGAACTCCTACGGTTCGAGGATCCACTGGTAATTTTAGGGGATCATAAGCTCCTCGCAAGAGCAGGATCCCGCACGATATAATTGGGTCTTTACATGTTCGAAACACGTGACCTTTTTCACCACAATTGTTGCAGTACATTTCCTTCACCGACATTTCACTGTCATATCGTCCGTTTTTACTTCCGGCTTTCTAACAAATGGGTGGAAGCTCAAGTAAACCGGCACCGATAGCTCCAATTGCTGTGCCTACGCTACGACCCGATCTATCCCAAGCACAGAGCGTTACATATGCTCCAGGTTACCTTGAGAGCTTAGCGAAACAGAACGAGGAAGCTCAAGCTGCTGCGTCTAAAATTGCAGCAGACGCCCAAGCTGCTGCTGCAGCGGCTGCATCTTCGTTAACTAAGTGGAAGTGGGGAGTCGGTATTGTCGGAGGTATTTTAGGTCTTGGTCTGGCTATTCTTGTCGTGATTGTAATATACGACTTAGCTGCCAGACAGTTTGGATGGCAGACTATTGGGATGCCCGGCGTTGCCAAGTTCACAAATTACCGTGAAGGATTGGAGAATATTGATGTAGCATCTAGTACAGCACCATACTCGTCAAGTACGTCACCTTCTACCGTTTCGTCAATTCCAGGTCCTACAGGACCTACTGGACCAGCAGGATCTGGAATGTACGGAACCCCGCCGGGTGTTACTGGCAGTGCCCCTCCTCCTCCCTTGTTGTATCAGTGGTATTACGGAACTGGAAACATGCCTGATGCTGTAGATGCCCAGAAGGGAACAACCGTTACGGCAGCTGGGGCTCCTTTATCGGCCGGTAATCAGGGAGCTTATGGTATGCAGTGGTGGATGTATATTAAGGACTGGAATTACGGGTACGGACACGAGAAACCTGTTCTCATTCGTCCTGATTCCACAAACCCAGCTGTAATGAACCCCAAAGTAACTCTACACCCTACCGACAACGTCCTGCGCATCGCTGTATCCATCTTTCCTTCTGATTATACTTCCGGTGTTTCAGAACCAGCTCCAGCCAATGCCCCCGAGTTAGGTGATGACGTATTTACTTGCGAAGTCCCCAATATTCCTCTCCAGTCATGGTTCTCTGTTTCCCTAACGGTGTTTGAACGCAACTTAGATGTGTATCTCAACGGTATGCTTGTCAAGTCCTGCTTCCTTTCAGGAGTACCTAAGCCCGCAGTCGGAGATATCCAGATCACTCCTAATGGCGGATTCTCAGGACAAGTGTGTGGCCTCCAGACATCTTCTAAGGTCATCAATCCTTCCGACGCTCTAGCCTTTTATGGAGCCAGCAATTCGTGCGTAACCACCAACCCCGGCGCTCCGAACGTCAGTTCTACAGTAGACACTACAGGGTACTCTGTAAAGTTCGGACTATTTGATGCTGTTGGAAAACAACTTCGGGAATATACATTCTAATCTAAAACTTTAATAATAACAATGAGTTACGTCGTTATTATACTTGTAGCCCTAGCTGTTTTAGCCACTATGTATGTAGTTTATACGGCTATTACTGCCTCTCCCGCCGCCACCGGCATTATTTCAATTGTCGGTCCGATCACCGACGGACGAAAACAGTTCGATAGTCCCACTCAAATCCCCAAATCTTTCAATCAGGAACAAGGACTCACGTTCTCGTACGCTTGCTGGGTCAAAGTGAATGATTTCTCGTACCGCTACGGTACCCCGAAAGTGATTTTTACCAAGGGACCGATTGATTTGTCGGTCATGTGTCCCGCTCTCTTTTTGGACTCTTCCTCTAATTCCCTGATTGTAAAGATTGATACCTTCGGAGGAACTGAAGTGATTCCTATCGGAAACATCCCAGCCCAGAAATGGGTGCATGTAGCCATCGGCGTATCCCAGGAATCAGTGGACATTTACATTGATGGTAACTTGTACCTCCATCACTCTCTTTCTCAAATCCCCAAACAGAACTCTGAAACTGTTCATACATCAATTGCCGGCGGTTTCGACGGATCAATTGCTGGATTAACTCACTATAATTACCTCCTAACTCCTGAATCTATTGCTCCAATTATGGCTCAGGCTCCAATAACTGCACAGGATACTACTGTTCTACCACCCTACCGCGACCAGTCGTTCTGGCTCAGTCATTTAACTGGTGGACTCTAATTTTACGTCATAGCCTGTAAACTCGCCTGTGCGGCCGCAGCTTGAGCCGACTGATCTTTCGCTTGTTTCTTCATCTGATCTACTTCCTGTTGCAACATTGTCAATTTTGAAGCCAATGCTCCTACATCGCTCAGATCGTTAAGAATATCCTCACAGAACCCAGGTATCTTGCCTTGGTCTACAGCTGCCTGATACACTGCTTGTTTTAGCGGATCCAGACTATTCTTAGACGCTTTTAGATCGTCACACTGTTTCTTTTGTCCACCAGTCAGTGGCGCAGAACCCTTAGCACCTACAGCAGCCGGGGGAGAAGCAGGTACTGGTCCTTTAACCCCATCTAAATGCTCTAAAATTATAGACTGTCGGTTCGCAATGACATAACAGATTGCAAAGATTATAAGACTCACAAGTACCCAGTACATTTGTTATTTCTGCACTTTAGTTTT